AGCAACAATAACAGCAGAAACACTTGCTCTATACAAGACCGAGGTGGCAAAAACGGACACCATTGTACAGGGAGCCAAAGAAACAAATCTCCTGACATTTGCCCTTATCAACTTCTGCGGTAGTGTTACGGCAGGAATAGCATTCAAAAATAATATTGTTTCTTTCTTGGCATTTGCCCAAGACACCCTAGATGTTACAGGTCAAGATTGGGGTTCGGCATGGGAAGAGGGCGGCGGGGAGTGGACTACGGTGGCAAAAGACATCGTGACAAACTACCAAAGAAATGCAAATATTCCTGGTTTCTCGGCAGAGTTGCTGTACAACCAAGTTCCTGGTTTGGAAGGCATACAGGAAAAATGTATGTGCCTTGATGGGGGTTTATATGGATACGATGCCCATCCTTTTGCCGATTGGAATACCGTAAACGAGCAACTCACCGTCGAGGGTGCTGACATTGGTGGTATGGACAAATACCGCACATTGGGGTTTGAAGGCAATACTTTGGATTTGGCAAAATATCTCACCATAGACGGTAGAAGAATGAAAACATTGGGTGTGAGCGGAGCCAAAGAATATCTGTATGGACCAAATTGGTTCCGAACATGGGGATTCTCCGATCTTAATGTTATTAATGTTACTACCCCTGCATTCAAAAATTGGGAGTGTAGAGATTCAGCAAAAATAAGAATGGCTGGTTCCCCAAATGGAGAACCGTATGCGTTTGGAAACCAATGGCTTGAATGGGGTCAAAGAATAGGCGTTCCCCCAATCCAATACATACCCGTAAGCCCTATTACATTGGGTGGTGGAGACTTTGTTGATCCTAATTTTGGCTACAAAGGTTCCGTTGAGGGTAGTCTCATATACAAAGGCAGATTGACAGAAGACTATTCTGTTTATGAAAACCAAGATTATGAGTTTGCTTTTCTTGGAATAACAAGCGGAACGCTGAGTGGAAACAGAAAGTTCTTCTTTGGATTGACTTCTGTACCCCATTTGGACGCCATAACGAACCTTGAAGCCTATGGCGTGTCAGGTTCAATAGAAGATATAGTATTTTCAAAGACTTTTTCAGAGTCTCCTCAAGATAAAACCATTTATAGATTGTGAGTAAACCATGAAAGTAACGCTACAGAAACTATTTGCCGCACATCCAGCATTCGAAATATTGGGAATGCAGTTCTTTGCATTGGATAAGATTATTCCTGCAAGAAATCTTTTCGAGCAAATCAATACCCACTATGCGTCCATTGCCAAAAAGCAGGAAGAACTCCTTTCCTTCTATGGAACTAAAAATGATGAGGGAAAGTGGGATGTTGCCGACGATAAGAAGCCTTTTTACGAGAAAGAGTTGAATGAGTACCTATCCGACGAAGTAGAGTTGGATTGGGAACCAGCAAACATAGATGATTTGGGTGATATCCGTATGCCAATGGCTGCTTTTCAACTATTGGAGTTCCTGTTTGTTGCAGAAGAACTCCCAGTAAAGTAAAAATAGCACCCGTAGCCCCTTATACATAATGATGAAATCATCAAAATAGGGGGGTAAATGGCTCAACCATCTTCCAGACAGACTCTAAAAGACTATTGCCTACGGCGGCTCGGACACCCAGTCATCAAAATCAATGTTGATGATGGTCAGGTCGAGGATCGTCTAGATGATGCCTTGCAGTTTTTCTCCGAATACCACTTTGATGGAGTGGAGCGGATGTACTTTCCATATCAGGTCACGGCACAGGATATAACCAACAAGTACATAAATACCGATTCCATTAGCCCTAGTATTATAACAATAACCAGGGTATTTCCATTCAGTGAAACAGGAATGTCTGCAACAAACTTCTTTAGTGCAAGATACCAAATGCACTTGCAAGACTACTTTGGCTTAAGGAACGGGTCTTTCAATCTTTCTTACTATAGCATAGCCCAACAATATATTTCTCTTGTTCAGCAGTATTTGGAGCCAGAAAAGGCTTTCACCTTTAGTCGTGTAACAAACAAACTTCGTTTGGATACCAATTGGTCTGAAACAATGTCGGCAGGAAACTTCCTGATGATAGAAGCCTATGTTGTTCTCAACCCCAATACCTATACCGAAATATATAATGACCGTTTGCTAAAGGAATACCTTACAAATCTTATCAAGCGGCAATGGGGTCAGAATCTTATAAAGTTTGCGAATGTTGATCTTCCTGGTGGAATACATTTTGATGCCCAAAAAATACACGATGATGCCCAAATCCAAATAGATAAGATTGAGGAACAGGTTCAGCAGAAGTACGAACTCCCACCCGATTTCATGGTTGGATAATAGATGGCAAAGAATCCTTATTTCAAGTACCAAGACAGCGAACCCCGCCTGATGGAAGACCTTATCATTGAGTCGATAAAGGTCACAGGAGAGGATTTTGTCTATATTGCACGGGATGCATTTGACCGTGACTATCTGTTTGGAGAGGATACAAACTCCCGCTTCAAGGATAGTGCCATACTTGAGATGTATCTCAAGGATTACGAACGCCACAATGGAGCCGAACTCTTCTCCAAGTTTGGTCTTGAACTAAAAGATAGAATCACTACGGTTGTCTCCAAGCGCAGATTCGAGGAAGTTGTTACGGCTGCATTTCCCGATATCAAGCGTCCCCGTGAAGGAGACTTGATCTATTCTCCCATGACCTATGAAATATACGAGATAGAGTTTGTTGACAGCGAGGTTCCATTCTATCAGGGAAACAAGAACTTTACCTATGAAATCACAGCACAGACCTATCAGCACAATCAGGAGGAAATCAGTACTGGAATGGAGAACATCGACTCCATTGCAACAAACTCCAAGGATTTGCTCACCTATATGGGAATCACTGGAAATACTGGAGAGTTCTATGTGGATGAAACAGTATATGTTGGAGCGACATTGGATACGGCTACATTCACAGGAACCGTCACCGAATGGAGTGAACTCAATCCTGATACCCTGTATCTGAAGAATGTACAGGGAGATTTGGCTTCAGTCATCAACTCTGTCATCAAGGGAAGCGAGTCGGGTGGACAGGCAACGGTTGCATCCGATCTTGGAAACACAATGGATCATGTATTGGTCAATCCGTTCGGCACAAACGATTCCATCAGAAAAGAAGCCCGCACAATCATCGACTTCTCTGAGGTTGATCCTTTCTCGGAAGGTAACTACTGATGTTTGGCTATTTCTACCACGGAACTATAAGAAAATATGTTGTGGCGTTTGGAACGCTTTTCAACAACATCTATATCAATCGTAAGAACAAGGACGGAGAGGACTCACGCTATCGTGTTCCTCTTTCCTATTCCGAAAAGGACAAGTATATTCGTCGCTTGCAGGAGTTTCCTGTTCTACAGAGCGATGAGAACAATCCAGAGATAGCCTATTCGTATCTTCCTAGAATGTCCTTTGAAATGAGTGGGCTGCAATACGATCCGTCAAGAAAGCGCAACAGTCTTTCAAAGGTGTATGAACCTGTTGCAAACAAGACCACATATTCCTATGTGTATGCAGAAGTTCCCTATAACTTGGATTTCAATGTGCATATCATGGCTCGAAAGATGGAAGACGGTTTGCAGATCATTGAGCAGATACTGCCCTATTTTACACCCGAGTTTACAGTGACATTGGATTTAGGATCATTTGCAAAAAAAGTAGATATTCCAATAACAATGGGTTCATATGAACAGACCATAGAGTTTGAGAGTGAAGCCGATGACGGAACGGAACACAGAATCATCATATGGAACTTGGGTTTCAAGATGCGGGGCTATCTTTATGGCCCAGAAAAGAATGCCACTGTCATCAAAAAGACCATAACAGAGTTCTTTGATTACGATAGATATCTAACAGGAACAGGTGATCGTTTGGAAACCGTTGTTGTTGGTGCAACATCAGGAACAGGTGGAATAGGAACTGGAGCCACTGGATTTGGCTACTATGTGGAGATATTCGGAGCCACGGCAACAGATGGTGATATTTTCGGTTGATGAAAAGAGGATAGCATGGAAGAAGAGCCTACACAAGAAGAAAAGATATCCCAAAAACTAGGGATAGAGTTCGTGACACAGGATGCAGCCATAACAAAGGTTTCTCCTGATGTTACTGCCATTGAGTTAGGCAAGCCTATTGAAGACCTTGATCTAAAGAAGGATTACATCACTGTTCGCAAGAATCTTCGTGAAATCCTTATGACAGGAGCGGATGCCATTGATTCCGTACTGACTGTGGCAAAAGAGAGTGATTCACCCCGAGCCTATGAAGTGGCAGCCCAACTCATAAAGGCTGTTGCGGATGTAAACAAGGATTTGCTTGAAATCCACAAGAAAGTAAAGGAAATCGAAGGAGGAGAGGCTTCTTCTCAAAAAGCCACCAGTATCACAAACAACTCCATATTCGTAGGCAGCACCAAAGACCTACAGGCAGTTGTGCGTGAACGCTATATGGAGATGATGAATACCAAGATCATAGAGGCAAAATCCATAAAAGATGAAGAGGTGAGTGATGACGGACAAACAGGATAAAGGTGCATATCTAGGCAATCCCAATCTAAAGGGAGCAAATGTTCCTGTTGAGTTCACGGAAGAGCAGATTGCCGAATATCTCCGCTGTTCCCAAGACCCTGTATATTTCATCAAGAACTATGTAAAAATCGTCAATCTGAATGACGGTCTTGTGCCATTTGAACTATATGATTTTCAAGAGAAGTTCGTAAAAACCATTCATGCAAATCGTTTCACCATATCCAAGTTCCCCCGTCAGAGCGGCAAGTCCACCACGGTTATTGCCTATATTCTCCATACTGTTCTGTTCAATCCCAATCAAAATGTGGCTATTTTGGCAAACAAGTTGGCTACTGCCAGAGAACTTCTCCACCGCCTGAAGTTGGCATACGAATATCTGCCCAAATGGATTCAGCAAGGAGTCTTGAGTTGGAACAAAGGCTCCATTGAGTTGGAAAACGGATCAAAGATCCTGGCGGCAGCGACCTCCTCCTCTGCTGTGCGTGGTAACTCATTCAATCTTATCCTGCTTGACGAGTTTGCCTATGTTCCTTTCAATATAGCAGACGAGTTTTTCTCGTCTGTCTATCCGACTATTTCATCAGGTAAGAACACTAAAGTCATCATTGTGTCCACACCTAAAGGCATGAATATGTACTACAAGTTGTGGACCGACTCGGTAAATGGGCGTAACGAGTATGTGCCTGTAGAGGTGTTTTGGGACGAGGTTCCTGGGCGTGACGAGGCTTGGAAACAGCAGACAATCAAGAATACTTCGGAGGAACAGTTCCGCACAGAGTTTGAGAGTGTAGATTATAAAACTTATGTGATAGTAGATGGAAAGAAAACGACCATAGGTGAACTATATGACGAACTAAAGGGTAGTTGAGTGTGACTTCGGTGGATTTATACATATCAATATGATATACCTCTATGCGCTACAAGTTCAAAACACTATAAAATACATTGGATTGACTTCTAATCCATCAATAAGAGAAAAGCAACACAGAAGGAAGAAGCCAAATCCACATATATTTTCTGTTTTAGAAACATTTGATGATGGCTTTGTGACAATAGCAGCAAAAAGAGAAACAGAACTAATAGAAAAATATGACACATTTTTTAGTGGATGGAATAAGTCTCCAGGTGGAGAATATGAATCTTCATCGGGATATAATAGAAAGGGAATAGGAGGCGTGAAAAAAGGTAGTATCACATGGAACAAAGGCAAAAAAGGATGTTTCTCCGAAGAAACTATCCAAAAGTTTTGCTCTAAAAGAAAAGGCGTTGTTCATAGTTCAAAGGTCGATGAAACAACTGTTCGAGAAATAAGACAAAGATTTGTAAAATACTCTCCCTCAAATAGTGTCACTATGGGCATGAATATGCCTAATGGTAGAAAACTTTCTAAAGAAAGAGAGTTTGCCAATCTATATCACGAAGAGTACAAGATCACAAACACAAATCTATACAATATTGTTAGTGGAAAATCTTGGAAAAATATAACATAAATGCAAACACTACCCAAAACAATAGCCCTCAATACCAAAAACTACAAAGTGTCTTCCCCCGAAGGAATGGTAGATTTTTTTGGAGTCAATAAAATCACAAAAGACTCTTATCTATCTCTAAAGTTTTCCGATGGTAGACATCTGAAATGTTCCCAAGATCATCCTATAATGACCATTGATGGAGTGGTAAGGGCAAAATATTTGACAAAGAACGAAGAAATACTAACCATAGATGGTGGCTGCTTTCTTACATCCAAACGACTAATAAAGAAAAAGATTCATCTATATGACATAGTAAATTCTGGTTCTCAGCATCTATGCCATACTAATGGAATAATCTCACACAACTGTGATTTCGTTGGTTCTGTTCATACCCTTATATCACCACGGA